AGTGCATATATAATATAATCTGATTCTGTACTTAATTTGTATTCCACTTGATAGTAGTCCACAAAACTATCTGTACTAGCACCTATTGTTACGTTCATAGCGACCAAAACTGTTCCATCATTATATTCAATTAATTCATCATCTAATGTAACACTTGCTGGTGGTTGGATAGTAAATGGGTTAGGTAAATTTGTACTAGGTGTTGCTGCTACTTGTGTTTTTGTAGCCCATGTATAATGTGATGCTTGATATTCAACAAGTGATAATCCTACAGTTAAATCTTGATTAAAAGTAATTCCAATAACTCTAAAAGGTTTAGCAGAAAATCCAATACTAGAATGTGTAATATTTACAATATCTCCTATGGCTAAATCATAACCATTAAAATCAACACTAATACCTAAAGATAATGCTTCTCTACTTCTTCTAAGTATTACCTCTGCCATTTCTTCAGCTTGGTATTGAGAAGTGATAGTTGAAAATGAAAATCTACCTTCTAAAAGAAAATCATTATCATCAGCTTTCATTGTTGCGTGTTGATCTGCACTTATTAAACCTGAATCATCTATCGGTGGAAATTGTACCTCATCAACTTGATAGTTACGTTCTGGATTAACATAACCAACTATAACTCTATTGTATCTATCATTCTTTGTTGGTGTAGATAATGAATAACCACCTATAATATTATCTTCTGTTAAAGTAATAGATGCTGTTCCTGTTGTTTCTATAATTAAATTATACTTACCAGCATTATATGGAAGATAACCTCTGCAACCTTTTAAAAACTCTCTAACATTATCTAAAATACTTCTTGATGTATCTATTGCAGTATTAATATCAAATATATTTATATCACTACCACCTGAATATGGTGTTACTTGTGTTTCACAAACTAATGAAGCATCATAAAAACTTTGTAAGTCTATTTCAGTTACTGCTAATCCTTTTCCATATCTAGCATTAGTTAAATAATCTAATAAGCACCATGATGGATTAGTAGAGTAAGCAGCAGTTTGTGCAACTAAACCTGAATTGTATGCTACAACTTTTTTACCTTGTATCTTTGCTTGTACTTTTGGGATTCCTGTAAATGCGTCTTGATTCCATTTAAAACGAAGTGCAAGATAACATAAACCAGATAGTTTATGATTACTTCCCCAATTACTTAATGTTGATAATAATGTTGATGCTGATTGAGCATCTGTTCCATAATGTGGTTCTATTCTAATTAAACTTGTTGAGTCTTTATAAAAATTACTATCTCCACTTCCTACTTCTACTTCTGTTCCATTAGATAAGGCACTTGCCCAAGTAACTACTTTATCATCTATTAATATTTCTTCTATATCGTTTATCTCTCCCTCTGCCATAATGATAGCCATATAAAGATAAGTATTATCTGTTCCAGAAGTTTCTAAAAATATTCTAGTTCCACCTGTTAATCTTTCTCCATAAATTACAGGAATGTTTGCGTCATTGGATTGTTTGTTTAATAATATACCTCTTTCAAAGTCATCAAATTCATTAGTTCCAAAATCAGATATTTCAGGAACTTTCGGTCTTAATGCCCAAGATATAAATAAAGTTATACCTAAAGACACCAAAGGATTCATGTTTTTAAAATAATTTGATGCTTTTATTGCAACACTTACAACTGAACTTACAAATGAACCCATAACCAACTATCCTTTATAATTCTTTTTGTATTTCTATATATCTTATCGTTATCAATTCTTAACCAATTAATAATTCTATTTGAGCCAAACTTTTGTGCAAAGTAGTTTTTAGTCCAAGACATAATATCTTTTAAATTTGAAATGCAAACTGTTTCAATATGCCAAATATTATTACCAGAGTTCCATTCATTGTATTTTATAACTCCTGTTTTTTTAAAATGATTAGAAGCATAGTCAGATAGGTAAGCCCAATTAGTAAAGCCAACTAAGGTATCATTGTGATAATGTTTTTTATATTGATTTAAAAATATACTAGGATTGATGTGATGTTGTAAATCAAGATTGTGTAGATCATCATATTTAGGATAATTTCTATATAGAGATATAATATCTTGCATTACTCTCTACCCCATTTAATATCTTGTACTGTTTGAGAACTAAAATCCATTCCTACATCTGTACTAAAGAATCTTTGCTGTGATGTATTATTAGTCTTTCGACCATTCTTTTTATTAAAGTCTGCCCAATGAGATACAATAGATAATGATAGTGTGCTTGATTTTGCCTGTTCTTGTATTTCAAAATTTTCTATACTTCCTTTATAAAGTAAAAAAGGGTCAGCAAATATTGTGTTATCATCATCTAGCAATCCTCTATAAATAGTTACAGTATTATTAATAATATTCTCATTTAAAACTACTGAAATATATGTTTGGTCTGCACCTGATAAAGTTAAAGTAATACTAGATTTACTTACATCTGTTTGTTCTGAAAAATCTGATATGCCTAATAAATGATCTGACGCTAGATAAGTAATTGATGAACCAGATACTGATGATGTTAATGGAAATGAACAATCTGTAATATTAATAGGAGTACCAAAACCGATTGTAATAAGATGGAATGGTCTAATATCATTAGTCGCTAATTCGTTCTTTAATGCTGTTGTCAGGCTTCTCGTCATATTCCTCGAATGTTCTTCTAGTTACTTTAATTTTATCATTAACAATATAATTAGCATTTTTAGATGGGTCACTATATTTACCTCTATTAAAAGATTGAGTATTAAAATCATCAGCTTCAATTATTTCTTCTGCCAAGAAATCAACACTAATCCAATACTTGACTTTATATTTCATCTATAAAGCTTCTTCAACATCAAATTGGTATTCGTAATATAAATTTCCATCTTTATCTGCACCTGATACTCCAAACTCTTGAACATCAGTCGTTAGTGCTACTGTAAAAGGAACATTATCATAAGTAACTACTGAATCATTTGCTAGTGCTATAAGTAAAGGTGGTTCTATTGTAACTGTTGCTGCATTACTTGAACTGGTTACATCTGCTACAACCATATAAACTTTAGAATGAGAAGCAAACTTTAAGAAATCTCCAGCTTTAAATCTTCCAGCACCATCTGCACCAAAGCCATTCATTAATATTGTAGTATCTCCTACTGCGTGAACTCCATCTATTAATACTGTTCCATCTTCATTACCTCTAGCATCTTCAACTTCTGGTGGGATAATTGTAAAGGTTTCTTTTTGACCTCTTTGTTTAATTATAAAAGCCATTAACTCTCCATAGACATCTGATCTTTTGCCAGTAATAATTTGAACTGAAAATGCCCATCTTTGATTATCTATTTGTCTAACTAATCTTTTACCTGATATTGATTTAGATATAATAGTATTTTGAATTGACTTTATTCCTAAAGTTCCAAATTTTGCAGTTGATATAGGAAAAGCACCTGACATTATATAATACTTTTCGCACCTCTCTCATTAACAGCTTGATTAATTAATTGAGTTATTGTTCCTCTACTTTGAGTTAGTAGTTCGTTAAATCCTCTAGCATCTACTGTATTGATATTAAAATTAACTGTTGTACTTCCACCCCCTGAACCACCTCTAGCAGATTGTTGTATCTGTCCAGATTGGTTAGGTACAAACATTTCAGCACCATTTTCTCCAACCATATAAGGTTGTCCTTTTTGAACTGAACCACCACTTGCTCTAGCCATTGAACCACCACTTGTACTTAAAAAACCACCACCACCACCTAATGCTGCTAAAATAGATTGATAAACAATTTGTCTTTTTAAGTTAGTGTTTTGTTTTCTAATTAAATTATCTTTTATTGCTTCATTATTTAATTCTTCTAGTTTAAAGAATTTTTGTATTGCCATTAATGCTACTTGTTCTATTAAGTGTGCAATAATTTTAGCCATAACTCCTTGTGCCATAGACTTAAAAGATTCCATTAAACTTTTGCCATATACAACTGCTTCTGCTAAACTTCTTGATATTTTTTTAACTGCATCATGTATTCCTTCTATTGCAATAATTCTAATATCTTCCATTGTTAATTTCATTTTTTGTAATTGATCGTCATTAAGTTCTTTAAATTTAGCAATAGCTTTTTCAGTTGCACTTGGAATTTTATATTCTAATTCATTTACAGTGTTATATAAGAATGTATCTACTGCTTCCATTTCTTTGGGTGAAATAACAGTATATTGTCCCATGCCTCTACCTCTATCAGGAATTTCTCCTGTTTTAAATTTTTCATGGTTTCTATCAATTTTTTCTGCAATAGAATCTAATTCTTTTCCTAAAAGATAATAAGCAGCAGTACCAGCAACAGCAGCAGCAGCAGCTAAACCAATACCAACTGGGCCAGATAAAATAGCAATTGCTTTCATTCCAGCAACAACTCCTACTAATGCTCTAGCTATATTTAAAAACAGTTTAGCAAGTTTATATGAAATAATTATTTTAAATGTTTCTTTTACTAGGTTTGAATACTCTGCAATAAGTTTAATTGATTGGGCTAATTTTTCAACTCCCAATGCTAAAACAGTTCCTACACCAACTCCTAATTTTTCAATCATTTCAGAATTTTCTTCTAATGCTTTATTAAGATCACCAAATTGTTTTTTAAGACCTTCAAAGAAACCAGCTTCTAATA